AGATCAGAAGGTGTTACTGTTGATTATGTAGATCCAGCAAGTTTGGTTTATTCATATAGTGAAGATCCTAACTTTGAAGATATATACTATGTAGGTGAAGTAAAGCCAATAAGCTTACCAGAGCTTAAAAAGCAGTTTCCTAATTTAACATCTAGTGACTTAGAAGAAATACAAAAGTATCCAGGTAATCAAAACTATACTAGAAACTGGAGTGGTCGTTATGATGATGACACAGTACAAGTATTATATTTTGAATACAAAACATATACTAATCAAGTATTTAAAATAAAAGAAACTGCAAGTGGACTTGAAAAAGCATTAGAAAAACAAGATACATTTATAGATGCACCGGATGGTGATAACTTTAAAAAGGCATTTAGATCAATTGAAGTATTGTATTCAGGAGCTAAGATATTAGGTCATGAAAAAATGCTTGAGTGGAAGATGGCAGAGAATATGACTAGACCAAATGCTGACACTGTTAAAGTTAATATGAACTATAACATCGTAGCTCCTAGGCTATATAAAGGACGCATAGAATCAATTGTAAGTAGAATAACTGGTTTTGCTGATATGATACAGCTAACTCATTTAAAACTACAACAGGTGATGTCTAGGATAGTACCTGATGGAGTTTATATGGATATAGATGGTTTAGCAGAAGTAGACTTAGGTAATGGTACTAACTACAACCCAGCTGAAGCTTTAAATATGTATTTCCAAACTGGATCTTTAGTTGGTAGATCAATGACTCAAGATGGTGGTATGAATCCAGGTAAGGTTCCAATACAAGAACTTTCTACTTCAAATGGCATGGGTAAAATACAATCATTAATACAGACTTATGAGTATTACTTAAAAATGATTAGAGATGTGACCGGTCTTAATGAAGCTAGAGATGGTACGTTACCAGACAAGCAATCATTAGTTGGTTTACAGAAATTAGCTGCTGCTAATTCAAATGTAGCTACAAGACACGTATTGCAAGCTAGTTTATATTTAACTCTTAGAACTTGTGAAAATATATCGTTAAGAGTTGCCGATGCTTTAATGTTCCCAATGACTAAACAGTCTTTAATGTCTAGTATATCTAGGTATAACGTAGGAACACTAGAGGAGTTATCCGGATTAAATATACATGACTTTGGTATATTCTTAGAGCTAGAACCAGATGAAGAGCAAAAACAAATACTAGAACAAAACATTCAAATAGCTTTACAAGCTGGACAAATAGGTCTTGAAGATGCTATTGACATTAGAGAAGTTGCTAATTTAAAGTTAGCTAATCAAATGTTAAAGAAACGTAGAAAAGACAAAGCAGCTAGAGAACAGCAAGCTCAACAAGCTAATATGCAAGCTCAAGCGCAGTCTAACGCGCAGTTAGCAGAGCAAGCGGCTTTAGCTGAGACACAAAAACAACAAGTTTTAACAGAGCAAAAAGTACAATTAGAAAATGCTAAATCACAATTAGACATTAAAAAAATGGAAATGGAGGCTCAAATAAAACAGCAGTTAATGGAGCTAGAGTTTAATTATAATATGCAACTTACTCAAGCTCAAGGGCAAAGTAAAAAGTCTCAAGAAGAATTTAAAGAAGATCGTAAAGACGAACGAACTAAGATACAAGCAACGCAACAATCTGAGTTAATAGATCAAAGAAAAAATGATTTATTACCGAAGAACTTTGAATCCGCAGGTAATGATACTATGGGTGGATTTGGCTTAGAGCAGTTTGGCCCTAAGTAATTTTTAATAACTATTATATTATATTATGTCAGAAGAAGTAAAAGAGGAAGGTTCTTTTAAAATAAAAAAGAAACCAGGTAGACCTAAAAAACTTACCAAAAAACAAGAAACTATAAAAGTAGATTTATCTAAAAAATCAGAAGATGCTATTAAAGAGGAAGAACCAATCAAAATTGTTGTCGATGAAAAACAAGAAGGGACTATTAAGCCTGAAGGGGATATTAAAAATGCCGAAAGTGAAAAAGTCGAAAATAAGAAAGAAGAGGAAAATATAATTCCAATACAAGAGGTTACTGAAGAAGAAAAAGTAGAAGAAGTAAAAGATCCAGTTATGGAAACTGCTTCAGAACCAGCTAAGCCAGAAATTAACTTACCAGAAAATGTAGAAAAGTTAGTTAAGTTTATGGAAGAAACAGGTGGCACAGTTGAAGACTACGTTAGATTAAATGCTGATTATAGCAACGTAGATGACAATACTTTAATTAGAGAATACTACAAACAGACTAAACCACACTTAGACATGGAAGAGGTTAACTTCTTATTAGAAGATAACTTTTCATTTGAAGAAGATGTGGATGAAGAGCGAGATATAAAAAAGAAAAAACTTGCCTTCAAAGAAGAAATTGCTAAAGCCCGTAAATTTTTAGAGGACACTAAGAGTAAATACTACGACGAAATCAAGTTGAGACCCGGCGTAACTCAAGACCAACAAAAAGCTACTGACTTTTTCAATAGATACAACGAAGAACAGAAAATGGTTCAAGATCAACACAAGAGGTTCCAAAGTAACACTAAAAATTATTTTAACCAAGAATTCAAAGGTTTTGACTTCAATATTGGTGAAAAGAAATTTAGATATGGAGTTTCGGATACTGATGGTGTTGCTAACACCCAATCTGATCTAACTAATTTTGTTGGGAAGTTCCTAAACGAGAAAGGTGAAGTAAAAGATTATGCTGGTTACCACAAAGCCATTTATGCTGCTGAAAACGCTGATACAATAGCTAATCATTTCTATGAGCAAGGCAAAGCCGATGCTGTAAAAGATATGATGGCTAAATCCAAAAATGTAAGTAACGAACCTAGAGTAACATCTACAGGTGATGTATTTATTAATGGTATGAAAGTAAAAGCGATTAGCGGCGTAGACAGTTCTAAGTTAAAATTAAAAATAAATAAAAAATAAATAACTTAAAACTAAAATAAAATGGGAACATTAACTGGCGGCACAGGTTTACAGCCGCACCCAGTGAAAGGCACTGCCTTAAACACAAATTACCTTCAGTTTACAGATAGTACAGGAGCTAATCATTCAGATTTTGCTAAGCAATATCTTCCTGAACTATATGAAGCTGAAGTAGAAAGATACGGAAACCGAACTATTGGTGGTTTTTTGAGAATGGTAGGAGCAGAAATGCCTATGAGTTCTGATCAAATTATTTGGTCTGAGCAAAATAGACTTCACGTTGGATATAAAAGCTGCGCTGTTTCTGGTGACAATCAGATAACTGTAACATTAAATCCTGGTGAAGAACTAGCTCTAAAAGAAAAACAATTAGTAGTAATTCAAGGTGCTCCAGGTGAAATGGTCGCTGAAGTGCACAACATTCAAGCTGGATCTGGAACTACTAGAACTTTTTCTACTAAGCCTTATACAGCTGCTAAATTAACAACAACTGGAACTAATCCTGGTATTTTTACTACTACTGGTAATAGTGCTAAAGTTTCTGTTTTTGTATTTGGAGCTGAATATGGAAAAGGTTCAAACCCTACTATAGAAACTTTAACTCCAGCTTTTCAACAGTATAATAACAAGCCAATGATACTAAGAGACGAGTTTGAAGTTAATGGTTCTGACGCTGCTCAAATAGGTTGGGTTGAAGTTGCTACTGAAGATGGCGCTTCTGGATACTTATGGTATTTAAAAGCTGAGTCTGAAACTAGACTAAGATTCGAAGACTACATGGAAATGTCTATGGTTGAAGCTGTTAAAAAATCTGGTGGAGGTATCGCATCTCATGATGGTTCTGAAGGATTATTTGCTGCTATCAAAGATAGAGGTAATGTTTTACAAGGTTTTGGAGCTACAACTGCAGGTTCTGGAGCTTTAGCAGATTTTGATGAAGTACTTAAAGGTTTAGATAAAGAAGGAGCAATTGAAGAAAATATGTTATTTGTAAATAGAGGTTTAGCTCTTGATATTGATGACATGTTAGGCGCGGTTAACTCTGGTATTGATCAAGCTTATGGAGCTTCTTTTGGTCTATTTAATAATGAATCTGAAATGGCTTTAAATTTAGGATTTTCAGGATTTAGAAGAGGTTCTTATGATTTTTATAAGTCTGATTGGAAATACTTAAATGACGCTGCTACAAGAGGTGTTTTAGGATTAAGAACAGATCTTAACCCAGCGCAAACAAACACTGTTGAAGGTGTATTAGTTCCTGCTGGAACATCTACAGTTTATGATCAAATGTTAGGTCAAAATATCAGACGCCCTTTCTTACACGTAAGATATAGAGCTTCTGAAACTGAAGATAGAAGAATGAAGTCTTGGATCACTGGTTCTGTCGGTGGTGCTTACACTTCTGGTCTTGATGCTATGAAAGTACATTTCTTATCTGAAAGATGTCTTTGTACTCAAGGTGCTAATAACTTTGTGTTATTTACATCATAAAACAAAACAACTATAGGGTGGTCGAAAGGCCACCTTTATTTTAATTATTATATTATATTATATTATGAAAGCAAAAGAAAAAACTCAAGTAGAAAAAAATACTTGGGAACTGAAAGATAGAACTTAT